TGATGGTCTTTCCCTGGTTGGCACCTGTTGTGTATTTGGTCTCATATTGGTCATTTCTTGTTGTGGCTCCAATTACAGTCTGTTATATGACTGGTGGAGCACTTCTCAACGTGATGGCCATTGGAGGCACAGCTATGCACTATTTTATGGCACTTCTCTGGGTGCCATGTTGGAGTATCTGGCAGTGTATTATGACGCCGCTTGATTTTATAACTCTTGTTATGTTCTATCCTATCGATAAGATAAATAAGAAACTTCGTAACAATGGTTTTACAAATTTGGCATATTTGTTCACACCAGAATTCCTTACTCCATTCGGAGCAGCACTATTCATAGCGATTTGGCGATGGAAGAAATATAGGGTTCGTCTCTTAAAAGAATCTCCAAAAACCAAATTTGATGCCTATAGAAATTTCGTACTTGAAGTTTTTGGAATCATGAGTGGTCTCTTCGCAATATTATCCTTCGGTTCAGATTACAGGAAAATCCTGAAAACTATTTCCGGTGCATCTGTTTTCAAAACATTCGCCAAAGATATTTTTGACTTTGCCCGCGACATCTTTGCAGATGACACTGATGTATTTAAAGATGAAAGTGAGAAACAAAAGAAAGAAACCTTTGTAAAGGCAAAGGGTGGTGTTAAAGGTGAAGCTGCTACTGCTGATAAGGCAGGTGTACCAAAATGTAACACTTATTATGCTGTTTTTTGCAAAACTTGTAAACAGCGACATGCAGTTGCTCAAGAACATGATGAAGCATACAACTTCTTATGTAGAATGTGCGGTTTCACTCATGCTCGAGCTGCTTGTAACTCTACTCAAAGAGAAAATGTTTTTCCAGGTGTTTTTAATGTTCCAAAGAATGCACAAAATTGGTTTGTTGGACAACCTGGAAGTTCCTCTGAAGATTCAGATGAAGAGGAAGAAGACAAACAAGATAAAGAAAAGAAATCATCAGAGTCAAAAGGTAAGGGTAAAATCCCAGAAAAACCAGCAGATAAAATTGAAAAAGGTGATGATTCTGATGAAGAAGAAGATGTTCCAGAAAAGGTTGATGACGATGTTTTTGATCTCGTTACAAGAATCGGAAAAATAAAAGATTGGTTAGAAACTCAATATGCCAAGATGACACGCAAAATGAAAGTTGGAGCTGTGTTAATGATGCTTGCCATATGTTTAGCTTGCGCAATTGTATTCTTTTTGGCCTACAGACGAAATGGAAAGACTAAAGGTAAAAAAGAATCCCCAATTGATGTTCCAATTAATATAGAAAAGAAATATATCTGGAAGATCTTAATGGCTGTTGGTGCCATTGCTGCTACTGCTGGTGTCGGAATAACTATTTATTGGTATTCTAGACCATTGATGAGAGCAAAAGAGAAAATAGCTTCATTCTTTACTTTTATTTTTAGTGCTCTTACATTTGTTTCATGGTGGAAACAGAAGGATGAAGATGGCGATCAGTATACTCCAGTCAGAGAAACTGAACCAAAAGCTGATCCAAAGGAAACTGAGGAGAAATTGAATAAAACAAATGCTTGTAGTCATGTGTATCCAGATGACACCCCTCAACCAACTTTTGTTCCACCTAGTGGAATCAAAGTTGAAACTGCAACTCAAGATGAAATGAACACTGTGTTTGAAAACAAAGTTCATATGGATAAGCAGGAATATGCTGATAAGCTTGATGAATGGAATGATTGGAAATATCAAGGTCCACATTATTCATTTGATGCCGAAGGCAACATAATTCAGGTTGATGCTGAGGGCCATCCTATTGATGGTGATGTAAAAATCCATGAAGCTCCACGAAATGATAATTCTTCTTTTATGAGTGCTAGAGCAAAGAAACGTTTTCAAGAACGCATGGCACAAATGGAAAAATATGATCGTCTTGCTGATATTGCAAGTAGTTCAGCCATATTTGGAAGAAAAGCACAATGGATTATGAATCTTACTGACCCAGTAAAATTTAATCAAGAGTACAGTGCCTTAGAAGATTCAATGTATGCAATGAATTTTGGCATTGATGAAGATAGACCTAGTAGAGGTGAAGGAGAAAAACCTACTCAAAAAGAATGGCCACCACTTGAAGAAGGTGACATGATGCTTGGATGGGCCGCTTGGAAGAAGAAATATCCTGGAAGACCAAGACCAGTTACTGGAAGGGATTCTGATTATGAGGCACCAAGAGTTGTTACAACAACGGAGGTCCACAACAAGAAGGTTGAAACACAAGAATTGGTTGATTTTGAAATTGTTGGTGGCAAAGAAGGTCCAAAGTCTTCTACTGGAAAACATTCAGATAAGGAAGCAAAGAATGAAAATGCACAAGACAGAATTTTAACTAGATTGACTACATTGGCTTCTAAACCTGGTGAAATTCAACCAGTTTATGATTCACATACTAATAGTGGTAGTGGTTCATCTATTTCTACTCCACATATCAATTCAAAAGTTGAATCTCATGTTGAAAAACCTATGATGAGAATGATTGAACAATTGAAGAAGGATGATGCACCAAAACATGTTGATTATCCTATGAAAAGTGATCAAATTGACAGAAAAGAGTCACGATCGATTCCAATTGAACCTTCTTTTGAATCACATACAAGAAGTGCAACTGGTTTGGTTTCAATACCACATGAATTTGCAAAACAAGACTCACATGTTGAAAAACCTATAGCAGTTTTGGTTCCAAAAGGTGATCCAAAAGAAACTGCAACCGAAATTGCACGAAATGTTGTTGCAACACCTGAAAAACAAAAGCAAATAGAAGTTCTAAAAAGAACATGTACTAAATGTCAATCTCAAGGTTGTGTTGGTAGATTCAATCCAAGCAGATGTCCAAAATGTAATTCTTGTGGAGCAAATGGACATTATGCTATTGTAAAGAACAACACACAAGTTTGTCCAAAACAAAAGAATCAACAACAACAAAGAAGAAATGAATCACCTCAAGTTTCTTCAATAATGGTTCCACATTCGTTTCATGAAGGAGTGATGTATCTGTTTGTTAATGGGGAATGGATGGGACAGGCGATGAAAATGAAACAATATATTGTCTTGACTGATCATCAAGTCAATGATCCAATTCATAATAGAGTAGAACTTGTCTACCATAATCAAAAAGTACCTCTTGTTTATCTTGGTCAGAAACCTGGTCAAAGGGATTGTGGAGCATTGTATTTTTATCGATTTCCACAAATTTCTATTAAAGAAAACAGTGTTGCTTGCAAAGTCTTGGAGAGAAATACCAAAGGATTTATAGTTGGTACTGATGCATTTGGAAAAACATTTGATGCATCTGGCACTGTTGAACCTGGAGGTTTCCATCATATTGGGACCACAAGAGGAACATCTGGAGCACCAGTTTATGTTGAGGAAAATGGAACATTTTTCTGTGTTGGTGTTCATTGTATGGGTTCCCCAAACAAAGTAACTCCTAATAGTTACATTCATTTTACTGAAGAAATTCTCAATGCAAGTTTTGAACCTATTCTAAAAACTGATTTAAACTTGCAATCCCGTCCCTCGATGGACGGGAAGTAACTCCTTTAGTTCATGGGCCTGAATTGGTGTTTTCAATGTCACCGGTTCCTTTAGAGGCTATGTCAAAACATTGTATTTCTGAAGAACAATTGAAATTTAATCTTAGAAATGTTGGGTATTTACCCTTTTGTTCTTCTATGAAATTACCAAATAAGTTGAAACAAGGTGAATTTATTGGTTGGAATCAAAATGTTGATCATGAATGGGTCGAGGAATTTGGACTTTCAAAAGAATATGGAAGAACTCGACCTAATTTTGAAGCATGTAATAAAGGTGTACTTCTTGGTGATGTGCCACCTATGCATGATCAACCTGGAATGGATCCAAATGATCCAGAGGCTCAAGATAAATTAGTGGCAGCAAATTTTGCTGACCATATTGTGCAACAAAGATTTGAAAATTTGCAACAATGGGATGTTCAAACTATGGATGAAGTTGAATATGAAAACGATTCTGTTACTGGTATGTTTTGGAGTTTTCTTGCTAAAACAACTGGAGAGGCACTTTCTAAATATGCACCATTAATTGAAAAATTTTGGTTAACAGCGCATAAATATGATTATCCAATCTTTTGGAAAGCATCTGTAAAAGATGAAATTTTAAAGTTAAACAAGAAGATATTGGAAAATAATTTGCGTGTTTTTGAAATCGCTCCTGTTGATTTTAAATTTTATTGTATGCGTCTTTTTCAAGATTGTAATGACAAGTTGTATAGTTCTGGAAGACCCTGGTGTACAGGCACCACTTTTCAATATGGTGGTTTCCATAAGTTTGCACGAGAAATTTTGACCACAATCACTGGTTATGGTACCAAGGACCAACAAGAAGTAATTAGTGAAGGTGATTGTATCAAATGGGACAAGAAATTTCGTTCTTGGTTGTTGAGAAAATGTAAACAGTTTAGAATTAACAATTATAGAGGAATTAGAATGTCAAAAGAAGAATATGCTGAAAGAGTTGAATATGCTTATTTTTGGTCTCAATTTGGTTATATAGTTATGCCTACTGGTCAGGTTTTGCAAAAGGAAGGTGCTGTTCAATTGTCTGGGTGTGTTAACACCACTTCTGATAATTGCATAGGGCACGAGTGGATTTCCGCTTACTCATTTGCACGATCTGAACGTCCTGATGTCCAATTATTCAGGAAAAGTATGCATATGTTTTTGTATTCTGATGATCATATACAAGCATTACTTAGAACTCTTAGACTTATTGATCCCATTTATCGAGCATCTTTATATAGAG